AAAGACAACCAACTTCATTAAGGTTTCTACAGAGATGCTTGACGACATCACTTTCATTGAGAGTGAAATCAATCAGGAATTAATGAGAGAACTCATGAAAGTAGTTGAAGCTCAAGCATACGAAGGCGATGGAACCGGCACAAACCACAACGGTATTCGTACTGTCGCCTCTGCTTTTGTTGCAGGAACATTTGCCCTTGCGGTAGATAATGCAAATAAAGTTGATGTATTAGTTGTTGCAGCAAATCAAATTGCCGTAGCTCAGGAAGGCAGGGCCGTTGTTAATTGGATATTGATGCATCCCGATGATGTGACAAGTCTCAAGCTTGAGAAGCTTACCACTACTGACAAGCGATATGTCGAAAGATTATTGCTCGTTGGGTCCACTTTATTCATGGATGGTATACCAATTATTCCAACCACGTTAGTTACAGTGGATGAGTACTTGATTGGTGATTTTGCTTTTGCAATTCTTGTCACACGTCAGGCAATGAGGTTCGAAATAGGGCTTGACGGTAATGATTTCACCAATAACGTGGTAACCATCCGGGGAGAATTCCGAGGTTTGACTATTGTTAAAACTAATGAAAGAAGTGCCTTTGTCGCTGGAGATTTCTCCACTGATGCGGCAGCACTTGAAACCGCTTAATAATTAATCATGGAAGAACAAAAGAAGAAATCCAAAGAGGACCGATTGAAGGACCTGAAGCGTCAACAACGTCAAAGGACTAGAAATACCAAAATCGAGGCACTAGAACCGAAGGACGATCAGAAAAAGACCAAGCTCGTTCCCGGTGAAACATACATGGTTGGCGCCGATGTTGCCAAGGTTTTAGTTAAAGCTGGCAGAGCCAAAATAATTAAGTAATGGCACTTACCGTATTAACGTATGATGTTTCTCTCGGAAGTGGTTCTTTGCAAATAACTTCGGTTGGCAGGCCAAACACAGCCAAATCGGTTTCTTTTCAAGCTGAGGGCGACGGCGCCGTTGATGGTGCCGTCACTACCAAGCTTCAGGAAGCTAATGTTTTCGCTGGTACATACAAGGATGTGGCGGGGGCGAGTATTGTTGTAAATGTTTCTAGTTCGGAGTATGCTGATGGAGGCGACTTTAATTCAGCTTTTTTAAAGATTGATATTAATGTAGGAGCCGCCACAGCCGGAATAATCACATTTACAATTAACTATAAGTAAATGGCATTGCCCGTTATTGATATTGCCACCTTTACGGGGTGGGTTAAAATCTCTGGAAATCAATTCAGAGATGACAAACTCACTGAGTATATTACGCTTTTCCTTGAAGAGTATTTGAGGAGAATAGTAGGAGATAGTGCATTTTTAGAAATCGAATTGAGCCCTCGACAAAAATGGATTGACCTCTTGGCTGGCGTTGACTATACCAATGTTGATGGCGACAATAAACGAAATACGGGCATAACCGATCAGCTTACCAAGTTCATTTATTTTGAGTTTATTCGTGATGACTTTTCCGGCTCCCAGGTCGGAAAGGTCAAAGCGGAGAATGAAAACTCGGTAAAATTAACAGGCGATGAAGTTGGGGCTGTTGTAAGGGCAAGGTATAACTCTGGGATCCGGGCATTGCACGAAAGCGTGTTTGATTTTCTTGAGAATTACGAAGTTATCAACGAGCCCATTACCGGATTTGTGGATAACGCTGATAATACCTACACAATTAATGTGGCCAAAACATTGTATCTAATTGATGCTGATACCGTGACAATTGGCGGGGTTGATTTTGTTATTTCCGGATTAGTTGCCGACACTTCATTTGTGATTAATGCCGGGGCTGTAGGCTTATCATTTAGCGGAAACGTTGTTTATTCCCCTTATGAAATTGTTGAATTTGATCCCTTAGTATTTTCAACGATATGAAATTGACTGTTGATATCATAGACGATTTCATTCAAAGCTTAGATTTATCGGGCGATGTGCGGTCTTTTTCAGATGATGGAACGGACACCACTTTAATAGTCGATAATACATTTCATGCACGAAAAGGCATGGTCCTAGATATTGATGGTTTGCCATTCACAATCCTATCCGTTGTTTTTGAAACATCAATCACCGTCTCCGGGCTCCCGGCTGCACCTTTTAACTACACAGTTCCACTACCCTTTTATTTTCATGGCACCCCAATAGCTACCAACAACCAGATATCAGAGGCCGACCATAAGGTTAAGGTGCCAATGATATACTTGCATGAGATACTAAAAGAAAAGGATAAGGACATTTTTAGTTCTGTTAAACGGGATTCTGACGTTCGGTTGTTCTTTCTTGACAGTGCAAATTTTGATGATTGGACGACCGATGAACATTACAGTCAAAGACTACTAGGACTCAATGCACTCGTTAATGCATTCAGGGATCAAGCATTGAAAAGTGAATTATTCTTTCTGGACGAAACCGAATTCTCCAGGGTAAATCATGTGAAGTGGGGAACTTTCACTGATTTAAAAGGCCATATAAAAAACATATTTGATGATAAATTAACGGGCGTTGAACTTTCATTGACATTACCATTAACAGATTGTGAGCCTAAAGCAATCACACCGCGATTACCATGTCCAAAATTAGATGAGATCACTTTTGATGTTCTTGTAGCACAAAACGGGAGGGGCGCGGAATACCCACAACCAACGGGTCAGCAAACATCGTTTAGAACTTTAGATGACGCTGATGTTGAGGCTACTTTTTTTACCACCATCATACGAGATGCACAAACGGCCAAAGCAAGACAAACCCTTGTTTCTAAAACTCCTGGAACCCTCAATAATAATAACGAATTTGGTAATACGAAAAGATGGGTGAATCAGGCCGGCAATACACCCACTGTTTTTGGCGAAATATTACTAGACACCTATACTCGTTTAATGTGGTTCTTCCCGGCAACAGTGACGGGAGGGGCCGCAGTTGATTGGAACACCGCTATTGACAATGCGGCTGCTAGTACGGAAGGGGGGTTTTCAGATTGGTTTTGTCCTACTGATAATCAAATAATGTCATGGATGGGAACGAAAAACGAAGTGGGTGATGACAGGATACCAGCAGAATTTATTACTGTTTCGGGATACGTCGCAAATACCGGGCAGGCTTTATGGTCTAGTACTACACAGATTGACGATACTTTAAGAGCAATGTTGATGTTTATAAGAAGGAATCAAAGCCCTATACTTCAAAACTTAAAAACCGTAAACTCAAACAGAGTTTTTTGCAGAACATATTAATTATGGCAGACTTAGATAGAAACTTTAAAAAGAAAACAGTAGCTAATGGAGGTGTTTTATTAAACCTTATTGAAGGTGATGTATTTAACGGGAGTCCAGATGGTCCATTGCTGAAATTGGATGGTCCAGTATTTAAAATTATTGCAATTAGAGTGCTGGCAGATTATGAGGACGAACCTCCGTTTAACATAATTCCTGCATCAAAACGTGTAGAAATTGAATTATTATATACAGCTAAGCAAGGAAGTTTAGTAAGACCAGACTCAAGGTTTTTTACATTTTATTACGCTGATCTACCAACTGGAGCTAAAAATAAAGTAAGGGATTTTTATAATTGGGTAACCGATTCATTAATTAAAGTATTGCCAGAATTGGCAGATGGAGTTGAACAATAAATGTAGATATTGCAATCTAGTAAAAAAAAGAATAAATTAACCTTTCATAAAAATTAACTAAAAAAAACAACGATATGACTTTTTGCAAATGTTCCGCGACGTTAAATAACACCGGAACGCCTTCAACCCAACGAATTGTACGAGAGGGCGCGAAGCTTATCGCAGTCCTGATCAAGGCCGATGACGGAACCTTGAATGTAATCAATGATACCGACGTAATTGATCAAACCTTTGTTGATGGTAAAATCAATGAAGTTGATGCGACAAAACGCTGGTATCCAATCGGTGAGTTTAAAAGCGTTGAGGATGTGCGAGCGGACCCAACGACTGAAAGCTTTACCGATGGCTCAAGCGGGGTTACTATCCAGGGCGTGAGGACCTTTGTTGGTTGGTTGCTGGACTTTGCACCGAAATACATTGAGAACCTGAAAAACTTCTCTTGTAACAAATTCGGTTTATTCATAGTTGATGAATGTGGAAACCTCCAGGGATCTATCTCCACCGATGGTACGCAATTGAAGCCAATCAAGGTTAATGAATTGTCGTGGTTTCCTACCTTTGTGAAGGCATCCAAGGCAGCAGTTTCCAAGGTTCAACTCGCTTTTGAATTCTCTCAAATTGAAGCCGATTCAAATCTACGTGTCCTCGATGAGACGGAGGTTACAGCGGATTTGGCTGAGGTAGAAGGATTGCTTGAATTGGAAGGAGTCACATCAGGGATTACCACAACAGCCTTTTCAACAATATTAACCGTTGATTATGACAGGGATTTTACTCCTGAAAAGCAAATCGGATTTGTTATCACCGATTTTATTTTGTTCAACACAACCACGAATTTAGCGATTGTGATTACTTCTGTCACTGAGGCACCGGAAGGCACTTATGCTTTCCTATTTCCGATACAGACTTCAGCGGACGTGTTAAGATTATCGACTGACAGGACAACGGGAAATAAGCCAGGAAAATTTCTTGAGGAACTTATAACCATACCGTAATGGACAAAGCTAAAATGATCAAGATAGGAAATACCTCATTTCGAAAAGATATTGGTTCGGTTATGAAGTATAAACAGTTCAAGGAGGTCTATTCTAACAAGCTGAAGGGCATTGATATTGATAAAGCCTGGACAGATCTAGGAGGTACATTGCCCAAACAGTCGTCTAAAAATAGTGACTAGCTTTGGTGCACTTAGCGATTTAGTAAAAAATGGGAGAGCCTTAACAATTAACAAGGCTCTTTTTTTTGTATTATCCAAACCCGAAAGCAAGGCATTAATAATTCAGTTAAATACTGAGGGTCAATTATTCCTAAAGGGTATTGATTCTGAAGGCCGGAACCTGGAGGACATCGGGGGTAGTTATGCCCCCTCCACAATACAACAAAAGATATTTGACAGCCTACCATTTGATCGAGTGACCTTGTTTGATACGGGCGATTTTTATGACAGTTTTGACGTCGATGTTATGAAAGATGCATTGACTATTGAGGCCAATACAATCAAGGGCGTTGATGATTTGCGGGATCGATGGGGAGAGGATATCTTGGGTCTTACTGATGAGAGTTTAACCATATTACTTGATGAGCTTATACCGGAAATTGTCGAATTTATCAAGGGGGAATTATTACGATAGTGTTCATAATTGCACACTTTTTGCATTTGATAAGGCCCTTTCAACGGGTGATATGTCGGCAATACACATTTCTGGTAAATTCAATCCGACACGAGCAAAAAAATGTTGGATAAAAATATTTGATGAATACCTCAAAGAATTTGGTTTACCGGAATCGTATACCCGGTATTTAAAATTAATGGCAAAAGCGTGTACCTTGTACAGTGAAGCCTACAACAATAACAAACGCCATTTGATTGTGAACGCCAAAATTAAGCACGCTCAAGCCAATAAAGAAATATCTGGTATCCCAGAGAGTATTCATAAAACCGCTGCCAGGGTGGCTAAATTTATGGGCATGGCGATAGATGTCAAAGTGGTCACGGTGTCACAATTTTATTCGTACTTAGAAATTATGCAAGATGGCTAAGAAGAAATTATCATATAGTGACATTGCAGAGAATGACAAAATTCTTGATCCACTTATAAAGGAATTGGAACAGGTAAATAAATTGCTTGGTCTTACTGCAGACGGATTGAAGCTGGTAGCCAAAGAGAGTGCGGAAATTGCCAAATCAACCCCTTTAGAATCATTCGAAAATATTGAGAAGGTAGAGAAAAGTATAAAAAAAACTACCGATGCAGTCGAGGAACTTGACAAAGTTGAAAAAGATCGGGTCAAATTGAGTGAGAGATTAAAGGAACTGGACGACATTCGGACCAAAGCCAATTTCGAATTAAGGGAAGAAATCAGATTGCAAACCAAAGAACTCAGGGATCAAGCGAAAGAATCCAAAGCTTTAGAAAACGGATATCGGACATTAGTAAAAAGGACAAATGACGCCCAGGCTACTTTTAAAAAGCTGGCCGCTGAATTTGGTGTAAGCTCAAAGGAGGCCAAACAGGCACAAAAAGAATTTAACGATCTGGATGATCAACTCAAAGATATCAATGAAGCTGCCAGGGATGGACGCCGAGATGTGGGCCGATATACTCAAGCTGTTGGTAAACTAAGTAGAGGATTTAAAGTACTTGCCGGGGCCGCGATTGTACTGAAGATATTCGAATTGCTTCAGAATGCTTTTAATGCAAATAGTGAGGGGGCCGCAAAGCTGGAAAAGATTGTCAAGGCGGTAACCATATCGGTATCAGTCTTCGTAAATCGATTAGTTATTGCAGTACCCATAATTATTGCTAGGTTCAATCTCTTTTTCTTGGGACTTCAAAAGGGATTTGCTGAAATCAAAAACTTATTTGGCAGTAATCAGGAAGAGGTAGATGAGTTAAATGATCGATATGCAGAATTGGCTAGTGAGGCCGGCCAGGATATCACCGATATATTCAAGGGTATGGGTGCCGAAATAACCGATTTGATTGAGAAGCAAAACAACCTTATTGATACAACCTTACGCCACCGTAGGGCCATTGTAGAACAAGAGAAAGCTATTGCAAAATTGATCCCGGTTCAAAGAGAATTAGAGGCCTTGGCCGGCGATGCAACCGTTTCACTTCAGGACCAAATAAAATTCCAAGAAGAACTTATCATTGTTAATGATGATTTATTGTCCCGGGAAGTACAAATTGCAAAGCTCAGATTTGATTTGGCGAAGCAAAATGCGGAGGTCAACAAATTTAATATTGATTCCCAGGAAGAGTTGGCGAGTGCAATCACGGAGCTCGCCAATGCCGAGGCTGAATTATTGGGCACCCGAAGGGAAGCAAATACCGAATTGAATCAATTACTCGCTGACCAGGTAGAACAAAATTTAGATTTCTTTGTTGATGATTTCGACAATTTAAAGACTGTTAACGAGCGTATCATTGCCGACAACACCCAAACATTCCAGCGTCGAAGAGAGTTGCTAGACCTTAATTTAAAGCTTGCTCAGGACTCATTTAAAAATGAAGAGGACGAATTGAATAAAAGCCTGGTAAGACAGGGTAAGGCTATTCTCGATTTCGAGGCATTGAGCGCCAGTACAAGCGCCAAAGAGAACGCCCGGATAATTGAGCAGTCGGGATTAAGTGAGCAGCTAGGAATCCGTGCCCTGGAGATTATACGCGAAAGAAGGACGGTCGACCAGGATAATTTAGAGGCTCAACGAGATTTGAACGCAGCCGAAAAAGACGCTAACGACATTCGAACCGATCTCATTTTAACTGATGCTGCATTGCTCGAACTTCAAGAAAAGGGGGTTGACCTTACCTTGACATTAGAGGGTTTAACTGAAAAAAGATTAGCTAACGATATAGCCAATTTGAGGATTCGTTTATCACTTGCAAAAACTGGTAGCGCTGAATTTATTGAAATCAATCAAGATCTCAATGAGCAGCTTTTGGCTCAGCAACAGGCCCGAATCATGAAAGAGCAGGAAGAGGATAAAAAGAATGCTGAAAAACGGAAGGAGATTCAAGAGACGATTTTTACGCTTCTTTCCGATATATCAGCAAAGGCATTTGAAAAGAGGATTGAGGAAATTGATGATGAACTCACAGCAGAGGAAAAACGTGCAGATATACTATTCGAACTAGCAGCCCAAGGCAATGAAGATGCCCAAAATAATCTAGCCATCACTCAAAAAAGGCAAGCTGAATTGGAACTTGAAAGGGAAAAGCAGTTGAAAAGACAGAAGCAGAGTGAGTTGGCATTGGCCGCTATTGAAACTTACAGCGCAAAAGTAGCTGAAGGAGAAAAAAATCCACTAGCTGCAACGATTACAGACATAGCAGTATTACGCGCCTTTGTTGCCTCCCTGCCTGGTTTCTTCCATGGTACTGAGGACACAGGAACCGGGGGGATCATGAAAGATGGCCATGGTAAAATAACCGGATTCACTCACGAAAAGGAAAGGGTATTGACTGCTGAGCAAAATAAATTGGTTGGACCTATGGGGAATATGGAGCTTGCCTTACTTGCTTCGAACGCTGTAAAATCTACTACGTACGACAGGACTCCAGATACAAATGCAGCTTTGATCAATGAGATTAAGGATTTGAAACGAATTACCGATGGCAAGGAAGTTTATAAAGGAATGGATTATAGCGAAATCGAAAGATCAGTAATTCATACGATCGAAAGGAAGGGTAAACTCGAAAGAATTCACAAGAAAAAAGGGGGAATCTGGGGATAAATGGGATCATCAAAATACAATGAAACAGTAATAAAGCTCAATGGTAAAACGTTGGCGGTTCCTCGTGAATTCTTTGACGTCGCGGTTAAAGCTTCCTTTGATCAGAACGCCCAGGCCAATCTAACAACCGATTCATTCAGGTTTATTCTTGATGCTGCCAAAGAGATCCAAAGCCATATTGATGCGGGTCTAAAAAGTGGAGTCGGAATTTTCGAAGGTATCCCTATCGAGATTGCCGCCACTGGAAGAAACAATAGCATAGCGGTATTTAATGGAATTGTAGATCTACAGGATAATGCGAATATCAACGATGAACTCGGCCAGATAGAGGCAAAAATAAAGCAGGACAATGGGCTGAATAACCTGGAAGATCAATTAGAGGCTCTTGATTTCGGCTTTCTTTTGGAGCTTGGGATTATCAAAGAATCCGATTTTGTGGATGTTGACTACGTAGTTATCAAGACTGATTCCACAATTGAAGCTATAACTATGTTGATAACTATTTTCTTGTTATCAAGGCAATTGATTGAATCAATAAAAAACATTGCAATACAAATCGGTACTATTGTCGGGATCGCATCTAGTGGGCTGCCGGGTCCAATAGGTGCGGCAATCTATGCCGTTGCTGTTGCTGTTGCTGAACTAATCTTTGCAGCCGCAATCCTGGTTTTAATTGTCAGGCTAGGCGAATCATTATTGGAGCTTTTGATTCAACCAAAAAGGACTCATAAAGCGATACTTCTGAAGACATTACTGGAAAGGACATGCCAGAAAATAGGATATGGATTCAATACGACGATAGAAGATTTGGAAAATGTCGTTTATCTTCCTTCCAATATCAATACCGATGATTTTGGAGGATTCGTTTTTATACAGATACCCGGCACTATAAAGCAAGGCATTCCAAACGTTACCGATTTTGGTTATACCTGCACTGAAATGTTTGCACTTGCCAGGATGCTTTTTAATGGTCGTTTCCTGATTGAAAATGATACGGTAGAGTTTCATACTGAAAGCGCTGAATTTTGGATTCGGCGAGCGACCTGGATTAAACCGGATGTACTAAAAATACAGGGTCATAGATTTAACACGGATGAAATCTTATCGAGTATAAATATCAATTTCCAAACCGATGTCACCGACGAGTATACTATAGATGAATTTACAGGAACGGTTTTTCAGGTCTTGACTGATGCAAAAACTGTGAATATACTCAGAAATAAGACGATCAAAAACGCCGAACAGGTTTCGATTCCCTGTGCTTTGGGAGCCCGAAAAGAAAAGCTGAATGGGTTTGAAAAATTATTGTCTGAAATGGCGGGAGTATTCGATAAGATATCTAAAACATTTGGGGGAAATAGCAATTTAAAGAATCGTATCACCGAGAAAGTGGGCGTTTTAAAGGTATCGTTTAACAATCATTCTGTACCAAAATTACTTTGGATTGAGGGTAATAGAATACCCAGCAATCACCGGGAATTGTTCAGCGCCAAAACTCTTTGGAACAAGTATCATGTGGAAAAATCTTTCGTTCAGAACAATTTTCAGCGTCAACGAATCATGTTTGAGAATGAAAGGATCCCATTCGGTTTTGATGACTTTACACAGGTTGTTAATAATTCGTTTTTTCAAGACCAGGAAGGAAAGCTAGGTAAATTAATTACCTTAGAATGGACAATGAACAAGGACTTTGCTATAATCAGTTATTGGCAATCTCAAGTTTATACCAAGAATTTGAAAGAAACATTTATTGAACCTTAATATTATGATGGACAAGACAGGATTACTCGATAAGGATTTGGTGAATTTGGCAGACCAGGCAAACAAGATGTTCAAGGAAAAAATGAATATAGCCAATCAAGCTATCAATAACCTTCCTGAAAGCGAATCCAAGATGAAGGGTGAATTGAAGGATTTAATTAAAGAAGCAAAAAATAAAAACGCTGATCATAGCCAACTTATGACAAAGCTAAATAAGATAGTTAATGCCGTTTGAGATTAATATATCACAATTCAAATGTTTTAATCAGCTTCGTAATGGAGAGGATTTTGACCAAAATTTAACTGAGTTTACTCCCAATCTGGTCGGTAATGTAGGGGAAAAAGTAAGAATCCAATTCCTCGCAAATTTCTCAATTGATGCTAACGCAGAGGGTGCCGAAGTATGGAGTATGACAGCTGGTAGAATAGAGAGATCCTCTGGCAACTTCAAGGATGACGGTATTGTTGTCGGCAACAGGATGAGGTTTTTCAGCAATTGGGACGCAAGGTTTACTAGCGGTGTTGAATTCCAGGCAACAATTGATACCATTTCTTCAGATGGAACGGTATTAACTTTTACACTGTTATTTGGGGCTCAAATAACTGTTGGCGAAGCACAAAATGTTGGCTTTTCAATACAGCAGGCCATAACCATACCAGAAAACGCATATACGGCCTCTTTACTTCGATTTGGTCTTATAAATAATGAGGAGCCATTCAATTTTATATCAAAAACTAGCGCAGGGCAACAGGTATATTACGCCATTGAATTGGCCTTCGATACTCTTATTAATTATATATCGCTGGGGAAATTAAAAGATTGGGTAACAGGTAATGCAACAATTAAAGAGCTCGCACCTCCAGATGCTTTTACCCAACAATATGAAATTATTCACAATTTTGTCATTAATCCTTGGTTCATTCTTGAATTCAAAACGAATCTACTGAATGACACCATACCCGAATTATTAGCTGGAGACAACTCCTTGAAATATGCGTTTGATCTTGAATTCCGGCAAACATTGACGGATATAGCCAGCGCCAAGAGTGCCATAACTGAAGATATAAACGGCGTAGTTGGTTGGTTTGGTGAAAATTTCAACGGATTCAATAACAATTACCAGTTAGTTTCCATTGCCTACGAGGATAATGATAGCACTGACACCCTGGATGGCATAGGAATCAATAATAATACTAAGGTGACAGTCGTAGTAGGTCGTAAAACCGGATCCATTACAAGCGATCATTCGGCATCTGTGCATGTCTCACTATTACCCGTTTCCGAATCACAATACCAAGAGACCGAAACCGATTTGATTCAGAATTTTTTATTTGATAGCCTCACCTTGGCCTTTCCGGATACAAGCAACACCGGAACCGGAATTATAAAGTCTGTGGATTCAAGTCTAAACGCAGGTCTTTTAACCTTGGTGTATGTTATCACCTATGATACGGCAGACAAACTAAGACTTACTGAGGATTCGGAATACATGACCTGGATTCAAATTGAAGATGATACTCTGGCAACCGGAAACAGTGACAGGGTGGCGATTCTGGCAGATCTTAGAAATTATACAGATGCTAATTTTGTTGCCGACTTCTTGAAATTTACTAAATATGAATTTTTTACACATGAATTAGAGCGCGGTGTTGATACTCCCAAAATATTGATTGATGACGCAATTAATGAGGACGGAATCGCCTTATCAACCAGATTCAGTTCGGATGCTTCTAAAAATGTAGTTATCAATACATTGAGACATGTCTTAATTGCCAGAAACCTAACGACAGGGATCTTCTTTATACTCGATGATTACGCTGTGGACATAGGTAATACAATAATTGATGCAAACCAAGTGCAGCAATTTACTGTACAAGTGGGTCGGGGTTATGATTTGCTCGCAACAGATCAATTTAACCTAGTCGAATTACTCACTAAAAATAAGGTGGGTAATGATCAATTTTATGAAGGATATTTTGGGCAGAAAATTAAATGGCAAGATTGGCTTTCGAATGCCTTGGTTGACACGGTGTTTTTTGATTCAGCAGAACCAAATGATAATTTGAATTTTAAGAGTTCCAATTATAGCGAAAAAAATAGCCATGAAATCTTTCTTGCGACCATTGTTAATGTAAGCGGTGATGATGACTTGGGCAGGAATGTGACGGGTGATTTTATTCAATTGGGGGGTAAAATAATTGTAGATAATTATGATTCCGAGGCGGTAATAACGGGCGTCATCGAGACTTTTGATCCGGATACCCTTCAATCTCTTGGCGGTGCGGTGTTATATAATGGCAAAAATACTCTTTTCAAGACCACATATACACGAACATTAATTGAGGCAATAGATTACGCCATTCATAGAATAGAGCCATCCCTATCGTTGGGAAATGGCATTCAGGAATTATCATCGACCTTACCTTTTCCAGTAGATACAAATATAATTGTGCCATTGGCCGGGGAAACTGGCTTAAAAATAACAGACGCGGGAGGAACAGTCACTACCGAATGTTTAATTAGCGGATCAAAAGTTCAGGAAGGTATTGATTACAAATTGAGCTCACGAATAGGTCAAGGATTGTTACCTCCTCCTTTATTCGTCTATACCGTTTCTGTTGCAGATAGTGAAACCATCTCATTACCAATGTTTAATGGTGATGATAGTTTATATAATTTCACGGTAACCTTTGGAGATAGTACCGGTAATAAATCAGTTACGGCCTATGCTGATGCAGATAGACAACATACTTATGTTACAGGGGGCGTTTTTGACATTAAAATAGAAGGAACATTTGATCGAATCACATTTGTGGATAACCCATTATCCATTGTAGAATTAAAATTGTGGGGACCCGCTAAATTGGATATCGGTTCATTTAGTGGATGCAGTAATCTAGCAACTATGAGCGCAACTGATGTGCCTGGATTCAACTCAACAATTATTAGTAGCTGTTTCTTAAATTGCTCTGCCCTTGCCAGCGTTGATCCGTCTATAAATGACTGGGATGTTAGCACTATAACTGATATGTCTTTCATGTTTGATTCAGCCGTACTCTTTAATCAAAATATAACCTCTTGGAATGTGGGTGCTGTAACCGATATGGAGTCAATGTTCCAAGCATCCCTGGTATTCAATCAAGATATAGGAGGCTGGAATGTTAGCAACGTAATTAACATGAATTCAATGTTTCAAAATACGTTCGTATTTGACAGGAATATTAATTCTTGGGATGTTTCCAAAGTGACTGATATGGCCAGGATGTTTAACGTTTCCTCTGAATTCAATCAAAACATAGATTCATGGAACGTGGGTGCTGTAACCGATATGTCGTTCATGTTTAGACAGGCATCAAAATTTAATCAATCACTGAATTCGTGGGATGTAAGTAGCGTAACCGATATGTCCTTCATGTTTAATTCAGCCGTACTATTCAATCAAAATATAACCTCTTGGAATGTGGGTGCTGTAACAGACATGGAGTCAATGTTTAATTCAGCCGTACTCTTTAATCAAAATATAGGTGGCTGGAATGTAAGCGGCGTAATTAACATGACTGGCATGTTTTTAACGTCACTAGCATTTAATCAATCCTTAAATAGCTGGAATGTTGGTAACGTTACAAACATGGCAGACATGTTCCAGGGGGCTTCGATATTTAATGGGAATATAACCTCTTGGAATGTTAGTAGCGTCATTAATTTTAGTCAAATGCTCAGGAATGCAGCAGCGTTTAATCAAGATATAGGATCGTGGAATACAGTCGCTGCTACTAATATGACTGGCATGTTTGATGATGCGGACATATTCAATCAAGATGTTGGTGGCTGGAATGTAAGCAGCGTAACATTAATGTTAAGAATGTTTAGGTTTTGTCCTAATTTCGACCAAGATTTATCTGCGTGGAATATATCATCTTTAACTGACGCTACGGACTTTTTAGTCGGCGCGACAATTTCAACAGCTAATTATGATGCTCTTTTAGATATAAACACAGGCTGGCCGGCCAGTTCACCTCAAAATAACGTAACATTTCATGGCGGGGGGGCTACATTCACATTAGGAAGTGATGCTGCTACTGGAAGAAGTGATTTAATAACTAATCATTTATGGACCATAACAGATGGAGGAGGTATTTAAAATCTAGGATCGACGTAAAATTATTTTTTGTGTTGGTAATTGTATTTATTCTTACCTTTTTTGCGTGGGTTTTTAGACTCAGAACAGAATGACCGCAGTCGCTTTAATATTAGATCAAACCTCACCGATACTTCCCGCTGTCGAGCCGGTCATTAGTGATACGGGTGATTTCTGCGCCTGTGATTTCAGATGCGATTTTGTTGAGCAGGCTTTTGCAAATAGTGTTGGTGATGGCATAAGCAACGATTTTACCGATTTCCTTTTTAGAAAAATAACTGCGACCGATACCATTACAATCAAGCTTTTTAGGTATGGAATATTAAAAGCTACTATTATTGATAATACTCTGGGGCGATTTTTTGATGGGTTTACAGCACAGCCTTTGTATGTGGGATGGCTTGCAGATTGGACATTGATTTTTGATGCTTTCTCTGGAGGTGAATACCAGGTGAAAGTAACCTCTGTAATTCTGGGAGAGACACAAGAATTCGAAAGCAGAAAATTCAAGCTGGCTTTATTTGATCCCGAATTAGCCAATCGAACAGTGAAAATAGAAAGCTTTCAAACTGGAAATATTGTAAGTTCAGAATTTGATTTTACAGAATTATTTCCTGGAGGTTGGCCGTCATCGATTCGCTTGAGAGGTGTATTCGGTGAAATGTCGCCCTCACTTGAACAAGACACTTACTTAGATTCATCATTTCGGGTTACCCAAAACAGAGATCAGACAATACGGGAATATTCCTTGCGCTGTGAGGTTGTTCCGGAAACTATATTCACACGACTTGCAAGTCAGGATATTCTAGGAAATGAGGTTTTAATCAGCGCTTTCAATGTTTTTAACGATGTGATTTATAGTCAATTTCCGGTCACGCCTGACAGTTTTGAGGAAGAAATCTATAAAGAAACTGGTTTTCTGAATTTCAATATCAAGTTCAAGGACAGACAACAAAATGTAATCAAACGAAATTTCTAAATTTCATACAATGGACAAATCATTTACAGCCTTTGACGATGCCTTTAGGCGAACAATAGGCCACGAGGGCGGATATGTTAACGACCCTGACGATAAGGGCGGAGAAACGAATTATGGCATATCTAAACGGTCTTATCCGGATGTCAACATAAAAGATTTGACTTTGGAAGAGGCCAAACAAATATATTATAAGGATTATTGGCAACGTCAAAGCTGTCATCTAATGGAAGATCATCCAGAAATTGCAATCGAGGTCTTTGATACTTCGGTTAATATGGGCGTTGGAAGGGGTGCAAAGATTTTCCAGGAAGCTTTAAATCTGAGCAATCGCAATGAAAAGGATTACAGCGATATTGATGTGGATGGTGGAATCGGCCCCAAAACAATTAGCACGTTTAGAGCATGTAAGAATAAGCGTCTATTGTTCAATGTGATGAACATCTTACAGGGGGAATTCTACATTAATCTGATGAGAAAAAATGAGGTTTATGAGAAATACATTGGTTGGTTTGACAGGGTGAATATTATTAAAAAGTAAGGAGCAGGGGGTACCTACTCCTTTTGTTGCGACCGCCGGGACTCGAACCCGGGACCTCTAGGTTATGGGCCTAGCGAGCTACCGACTGCTCCACGGCGCATTACAAACATACACAAATTAAAATAACTAGATTTTTTGCTATCTTAATGCCTATGAAATTCATTAGTATAAAGATTTTAATTCTATTATTCTCCAATCTGGCTTTTCCGCCATTGGCTCAAATTATGTCTAATACCATTGATCAACCGGCGAGGATAGTATTCTTTGTTTTTGTCGCGGCTCTTTTCCTTCCGGAGGTCGGTATAATCATATCAAGAAAATTCAGGCATTGGTTGAAGGCTGCCATCGAAAATAACGACGGTGTCTTAGATGGTGGGGATCTGAAGGAATTAATAACATATCTGGCCGCTTATTATTGTGCCAAATTGTTCGCACTCGGGATGCTTGTAGATATCTTCTACACAATCGAAATCAATGAGACCTATTTATATTTGGCATTTAGCGGATTTGCAGGAACAACCGGATTGGTTCAGCTTCAGAAAATATTCCACAAATGAAGGATTTAACAGGCGTTACAGATTTAATTAAAACCGGTGGCAAGATCGCTGATAAGCTTCACACCTCGGCAGAGGAGGAACAGCAATTTATATCAGATCGACACAAAGTAGATATGGCATCGACTAGCAAGTTGGCTCAATCTGTTCGGCCCATATCTCTTTATATTTCTTGGTCGATAATTATTGCATTGGCAACGGGTCATTTATTGGGGGCAAATATTGATCCCATAATTATGGCTGAATTTCTTGCGATGCATAGCACCATTTTGTCTTTCTATTTCTATAAAAGATCCAATGAAAAAATTGCTCAAAAAAATGCGAGTGCAAATATTGAAATTGAGCGAATGAAGGTAAAAGCTACCATCAAGGAAGATCGTAGACAGCGAAGGGCTGATCGAAAAGAAAAATCCTCCTCCCAAATATGACAATGATCAGCCAGTTAAAAGATGGTGTAAAATTTACACTGGATGACAGAGGCGCCATTTATATCAGGAAAACTTACCGCACCACAAAAAAAACACCTCGAATAACCAGGATGTATTACGTCAAAGAAGGGATTGAGGACTTACATTATTATCTCAATAAAGTGGTAAATAACGTATTTGTTTCCTAAATTGAGATTATGAAAAGGTTACTTTTACTATTGTTCGTTGTCCTGGCAGCCGGGATAATTCAAGCCTCGGATGATTTAGGTACATCTGAGGACAGAACTGTGGTGATTAATATTGCAGATGATTTTACTGCAGTAAATCTTTGTTTCGAAATCCCCGCCAATATTGATACTGGAGCGATCCAGTTTCAATCCATTGATGTCTTTGGACATTATGATGGCGTGGTGGATTTGGAGGCAAGGGAATCACCTGAATTAAATTACACTATACCTAACAGAATTAAGACAAGACAAGCATTTATGGCAAACGCAAGACGAATTTTGCAAGCCAGAAATATAGTCGAACACACATCAGGAGGTATTTCATATACGTAATTTGTTCGATGAGATATACGACAAGAGCCTATCCTTACAGGATGGGCTTTTTTATTGTCAATACTCTACAACCCGTAAATATTTCCTAAACTTTTCTGGTTATTCTTTCGATATATCGAAAAGATTGTTATATTTGATGTATGGAAAATTTTAGCACAATCAGTTTTGTTAATGTGATTAAAGAAAGTACCATACAAAGTCTTGAAGAAATCGTACAAAAGGCTGTGTTTTCTTGGGAGGTTGAGCAATACGCTGACCAAATAGCCGAGAAAGTTACTCAACATCTGAAATAATGAAAGAATACCTCAAACTCAAACCCGAAAGGCAGAACACCAATCATTTATTCTGGACCAAGGAAAGGCGTTTTCAAACCCTAAGAAAATCTTTAATAGGATCTCAACTTGAATTATTTTAAACCAAAGGACCATGAAACTTTATACATCAAAAGGCAACCAAATATTTTTGGAGACATTAAGTTTCTTGCAGAATCTATACCCATAGCATTTAATAATGGATTTCGCACTCTTTCAATGCTTCCAGTATTACTCGAAAAAGTTCAGCAAGCCATCAAAAAAGCAGAAGGAAAATGAGCAAGACAAACCTAGGGGGATTTAGGGCCCTTCAGACGACTTTTGAGGTATTGGTAAATCAGAACTTAGCTTGTACCACTGATTGCGGTAAATGCAAATCAGCGGCCTATAAAAACGCCGCCAAATGGCTCAAGGAGGAAATTGAATTAATTGAAGAACTGGAAAAAGCACAACCATGAGAGATTTCGAAATTGAAAGTAAACTAAAGGACAAGGTCGATAAATGGGAATTCCATTCTCTCCAAACAGAAAATCAACGGCTAAAAAATGAAATATCAGAACTAAATAGACTGGTTGGTGAATTGAAGTCTAGTGACGATAACAAATATTATCTACTTGAAAGACTTCTCAATCTATTAGCAGAAAATACCAGCTTATCTGAGTGCTCAAAATACATGAACTCAAAAACAACCTTTAATGGATAATCTACAAAAACGAGTTGAAGAAATCGAGACCAACTTCCAAAATCAGACCCGAAATTTAGTTATTGAATTGCTGACTAGTCAAGGTTACAATATCACCATGATTAATGAGAAACTACACGGATATAATTGGAGCAAATTGATTGTAAGAAACTCACTAAAAGAGGAGGTTTTGACCCTCTTTTTTGTGAATGACGAAATTGTATCCTACGAAGATATTATGAACGATATTCAATTGATTGAAAACAACAATAATACTGAATTTTAACCTTCGTTATATCGAATCATTTATGTATATTTGATCAACAAAATTTAAAGAAATTGGAAAAAGGAATAATATACGATGTGCCACTAAATTGGAATGATGCTGTTGATTTTGCGGTAAGGAAAAACATGTTTCTTCCAACATTAGATCAGGTGAATAACACTTATATCGAATTTTGGACTGCTGAAACCTTTTTTCAAAAAACCACTTATGCATATACAAATAAAGGGAAGGCGGTTTCAAAACTTAAAAAAAAGATTGTGGTTCTAGTCAAGCATCAAGGTGCCTCACAACAAATTCAAAATTTAGAATTTATTGTTTTTAGAAATGGTGATTTATAACTACCGAAAAACAACTAATTAATACCAAAATTTAAATAAAATATGGACAACTTACCCGTTTTAAAAAAGCAATTATCGGACGTTTCAATAAAGAAACGATTCGAGGAAATGCTAGGCAAAAAAGCGCCGGGCTTTATTTCTTCAATAATCAATGTCGTTAATGGCAATGACCTGCTAGCAAAGGCAGATCCACAAAGTATCATAATGAGCGCCGCGGTAGCCGCCACATTGGACCTGCCTATCAACCCGAATTTGGGCTTTGCTTACATCGTTCCTTATTCTGGTAAGGCTCAATTCCAAATGGGCTACAAGGGCTTTATACAGCTTGCTATGAGGACCGGCCAATATAAGACAATCAACGCCTGTGAAATCTATGAGGGTGAATTGAAAAGCTTTAAGAGATTAACTGGAATGGTTGAGCTTGATTATGCGGCTAAAACATCCGAGACAGTAATTGGTTATGTAGCTTATTTTGCCATGATAAACGGCTTTGAAAAAATGTGGTATATGACCAAGGAGCAAATTGAAGCCCACGGAAAAACCTATTCAAAATCATTCTCAAACGCTAACGGGCGCTGGAAAAAAGACTTTCATTCTATGGCATTAAAAACAGTTCTGAAGCTTTTACTAAGCAAGTATGGCTTTCTGTCAATCGATATGCAAAAGGCGGTATTGTCAGACCAGGGGATAGTTTCAGATTTCGAGGGTGATAAGATAGAGTTTCCTGACAACCAGGAGGCTAAATCTTTCGATGAGCACGAGGAGGTAACGGCAAGTTCAGCCGGTGAATTATTCAATGAAGGGGAACAAAATGACCAAGGAGATGCAAAATAAAATATTGATATTAGATATTGAAACCACTGGATTTTTACAAAAAGGTGGATCTATCGTTGAGATCGGAGCCGTTGATCTTGATTTGGATAGCGGAAAAATTAGGGAAGTGTTCAATTCTTTGTGCAGAGAAGAAATATTTATCGATCCATTTGCTTGGATTTTTGAGAACAGTGATTTGACTCCGGATGATATAATTAATGCCCCATCCTTTGAATTTGTAAAGAAGAAATTTCAATGGGTTATCAACCGATATCCGCTGGGTGCAACAGCCTTTAGCAACGTTTTTGATTTCGGATTTCTTGAAGATAGGGGGATTAATTTTCCCGTGAAATTGGGATGTCCGATGTTGATATCTGCCAACATTTGCAAAATACCTGGAATGTATAATAAGGGTTACAAGTGGCCGAAAGTTGAAGAGGCATTTAGTTTCTTTTTCCCGAATGTAGGAGATTATGTTGAAAAACACCGGGGGGCTGATGATGCTTTTCACGAGGCCATGATTGTTTATAAACTTTTTCAAATGGGTAAATTTCAAGTTGATGGAGCAAGGTTCTAGGGAGTGGCATGTAGACCGAAGAGGCAAAATAACGGCCTCAAACGCTCATAAAATCATGGGTGCGCGTAGATTAGGTAAAACAGGTGAAACCTATATTTATGAGCTTGTGAGCGGGGAAATGGGTGTTGATCAAGAGGAGGTTTCAAGTGCTGCAATTCGATGGGGTTCTGAATTGGAAGACGACGCCAGGGAATATTATTCACTCGCTTTTGATGTTGAGGTGGAACAAAAAGGCTTCATCCATCATCCCGAGAATTTTGAATGTGGTTTTAGTCCCGATGGAATGGTTGAAACTCTTGGATTGGGCCTTGAAATAAAATGCCCCTATAATCCTGGTAATCATGTGAAGTATTTAACAATCAAAAATGCGCTGGATCTGAAAGAGTTAAAAAGTGAATATTACTGGCAAGTTATGTTTAGTATGTGGTGTTCTGGTCTTAAAAAATGGCATTTCGTTAGCTATGATCCAAGATTTACAGGATCAAAAAGAATGCATGCGGTGTTAATTGAAGCTGATGAAAATGGGTTTGAATTAATTAACTCCAGTGTTAATGAAGCCCTGAAACTTAAACAGGATATTTTGAACAAAATTAACTAGCCTCCGGCACTAAGTGACTATGGAAGAAGAATTACTAAGCATTGAATTGAAAGACCCGGAATTACAGCCATTAAGTCCAGAGTATGTGATTCAAAGAGCTCAAGCCCTCGAAAATGACGTTGAAATGTATCGAAGAGGGCGTAATAAATGGCATAAGAATTATCTGAAAAAGGTGGGTAAATCAAAACTGTATAGAGAATTTTTCAGTCTAACAAAAGATAAAATCAATACTGATATTGAGAACCAAGATGAGTTTATAAGGATAATGGATTTAATCGAACTCCTCCGGCACTAAGTAATTATGGAAAAGAAACTAAGCGAAAAAGGTTGTGTCGCTGGATGTAAAGCGTTTACAGGTGGAGAAATAAGGCACCATCCTGATTGCGTGTTCTACCCCGACTCATTAAGCAAAAAGTACGATGCCGTGGAATCCGAGAATGAGAGGCTGAGGAAGGAAATGGAGCCTCGTCCTGGAGGTCCTAAAGGGGGTTCTGGTGGCATATATTGGATACTTAAATTATTCCTACGGCTACCAAGTAAATTAAAGAAAAAGATAAAACGATAAATTTAGAAGCCTTCAGGCAATAAGTAACCATGGAAAAGAAACATAAAATGAATGCTTACGAAGTTTGGAAATATGCCCAGAAATACAAATTATCCAAAAAGCAAAGCTCTTTTGATAGAACACAAGCAAGGAAGACAAGAAGGAGTACTACTGTGGATGTATGGGGTGGGATTAAATAAAGTAACTATGGAAAAGAAACTAAGCGAAAAGGGAACGATACCCATATTAGATGAAAATAATATTGTTGTTAATCGGAAAGAATATCAAGCCCTTAAATCCCAACTCAAAGCTAAAGAGGTAAAGATTGTGTCGTTTGAGGGTGATATCGCTTTTTTAAGAAAGAGAAGGGGTACTCTAAAGATTCGGGCAGATGAGGCAGAGGAAGCATTAAAATTATACAGAGAATTTTTCAGCTTGACAAAAGATAAAATCAATACAAATTTGGATGATCAAGATGTATTTCTAAGGATAATGGAATTGCTTGAACTTTTAAATTAGCCTCCGGCACTAAGTAACTATGGAAGTAAAACTTTTTAATAAAAAGCGCTGGAAGCCATTTGAAGAGATAATTTACATACCTGATCGACATCCAGAAGCATACGAGGGAGAATCCTGTATGCTCTTAGCTGTTGATTTTGAAGAGCAGCTTATGAGATTGGAGCCTTTTGATAAACCCCTAAATGAAGATAAGTCTTTTTGGTGCAGAGTTGAACACTGTTATAGACCACATTCAAAATTAAAAATATCTAAGTAACTATTGGAAAACTCCAAGGCCAAAGAGGAGGAGATAAAGAAGCTGAAAGGGTGGAAGAGGTACGCAGAGGATTTTGGCCATTGCAGCCGCCATACTATTATTACCTAACAAGCCAGGATATTTCAGAGCGAACAACGACTAAACCAAAATGAAAGATAAATATGAGTAGCTGCGAAAAATGTTGGTTAGATGCAAAAGTCAGGGCAAGCGGAGAGCAGAAAATCTACTACTGATCATTATATAGAACTATTAGAGGAGAGGTTTAATAATTGTTGTACCGCCGAAGAACAGGCAGGAATCAGAGCTAAATATTGCCCTAATTGTGAGAGAAAAACAATACATCAATTTACTAATAAATGTGTTCTCTGTGAGAAATCTCTAATTGACTAACTACTATGAGTAAGGAGCTATTTAATAAGAAAACATTAACAGTATTAGGATGGATATCTTTATTTCTATTCTGGATGTACGCTGTTATTCAATGTAGTAAATCATGCTTAGATATATATTAATGATACTTTTTGTTTTGGCTTTGTTCCTCATAATAATTGATATAGTAATATGAAAGAATTAAGTGAAAAATATTTATTCAAGCAGGGCTTTAGGCAGCTACAAGATAGTGTCTTTGAAGATATAAATCTTAGGTATTATGTTAGAAATGGTCTCTGCCTTTTCAGCAATGAACAAGAGTGGAACGATTCATTATTGATTGGATTTGCTGGCATGACCAACGGAAAACACAAAGTTGTTACTCATAAATGGATTCATTTTATTGAGGAACTAGAGCCATATTTAAAACTATTTCCAGCATGAAGATGAAAACGATAGTAAAAACAGCCAAAGAACTCGCCGAAATATTGGGCGTGACTGAGCGAACGATCACAAATCGAGGAAAAAAATTGAGTGCGCTGGAATCTGAATATAAAATTGAGGTGATGAATGGTGAAATGACACTAACTGCGGTGAATATAAAGATTGGGGAGTATGAAAAATCACACCTGGCCGGGTATTCTTGCAACAGATCTGGCAATCCACAAAGGCCCAGATATACCTTCTTTAGCAACGATTAATGCCCCTCCTACATAAAGCCAACAACATAAGCGCACCAAGTGAGGATGAAATGCAAAGACAAATTTGTGAGTACTTGCTTCATTATGATTTTGCTCGCGGGTTAAATTACAAGCCTCCGGTGGAAACATTTAGAGAAACAACAATCAAAGAAATAGGTCGAAGGAGTGACATAATTTTCAGGTTGGGAGGTACATTTTACAATATCGAATGCAAATTAACAGGAGTACGAAAGGTCTTTGAACAAGCCAAGGATCATTTGATTTGGGCTGATTATAGTTGCATTGCCCTTGATCATAGAGCGTACATTTCAAGTGCTTTTGTGAGACTTTTCGCCAAATATGGTATTGGTTTGTTTCTTTGGAATCACTCGAAAAGTGAATTGACTGAGGCGGTTTATGCAAGATATGTGACCGGAAGATCAGACGAAGACAAAAAAATAAGGAGGTCTGTGATAAACTCCCTGAGCATTCAACAGGTCAAAATATTTTAATCAAATCATAAAATTATGGATTTAAGAATAGAAAAAATATTTCAGGAGATATCTCCTTTTATTGGCCCCCTTTTCAGGAAAAAGACATGGTTTAGTCGGTTCAATTTAACACTTCGATATTCCAAATCTGAATTACAAGAAAATTGGGACAATGGAGTTAAATGCGGTATTGATATTGGACTTCAAAGGGCAAGTGTAGAAGGTCAAAGAATTGAATTAAATAACAACACTAAAGATGCTCGACATAAGGAGTTCCTACAAAAATTCTACAAGCTTGCTGACGAATACAAATGCGCAATACACTATCATCCAGCTAGAGGACTGCAGATTACAGATCAGTCGGAATTTAAACTTTAGCAGGGATAGGAATTCTGAAAATAAAAATTTACATTTAAGATATGTTAAAAACATTAATCGATCAATCTGGTTTAAAGAAAAAATACTTGGCGAATAAGCTAAATATTAGCGAATCGTACCTTTCTTTAATGCTTAGCAAAGAAAGATCAATGCCAGAATTAGTAGAAAAGGAGATAAAACGACTTTGTAATTTGCAAATTCAGGGATAATTTTTTTAGCAAAACTGTAAAAGAATATTTACCGAATATGGCTAAAGACCCTGCATTTTTATTCTATAGTTCTGATTTTATGATGGGTGTGTCTGATCTGACAATGGAAGAACGAGGGCAATATATTACATTGTTATGTCTCCAGCATCAGAAAGGACATCTGCCAGCCAAAGCCGTAGCAATTGCCGCGCCGAATGCCACGGCAGACGTCATGGCAAAATTTGTAAAAGATGAAAAAGGACGTTTTTTTAATGAAAGACTTGAAGTTGAAAGGGAAAAGAGGTCATCGCATACAGAAAAGCAAAGACAAAGGGCAATTGATGGATGGAAAAAGAGGCGCGGCGAAGCCGGGGCAGATGCCGCGGCATTGCCTTTAGAAAATGAAAATGAAATTGAAAATAGAGTTATAGATGAAATTGAAAAAGAAAAAAAGCCGGAATTAATTTTTCCTTGGGATACTGAGGTTTTCATGCAAGCCTGGATCCTTTGGAAAAAGTTCCGGAAAGAACAACACAATTTCCGATATAAGGGTGTGCTGTCTGAACAAGGAGCCCTGAAAAGACTCGCCGATTTATCAAATGGAAATCAAGATTTGGGCATAAAAATTATTGAACAAAGTATTGCAAATTCATATAAAGGATTTTTCGAAATAAAAAATAATTCAAATGTCACAGGAATTAACCAATATCAGCAAGACTTTGCAAAAGAGCTTGCTGCAAAAATACTCCGAGATGCTGCCGGAGGTAGTCAAGATTGAGCAATGTATTGGGGCGAGGCCCATGATTTCATTCAAGAAGAATAAAATTAATATGATTCAATTGATAGCTGCAGAGATCAACAAATATTGTATTGCGGTGGGAATAACGATGGATCCAGCCCGGCTTATTATCATTTCCGGTGACGTGTACGAGGTTTGGAAGTATGAAAGTATTCTCGATATCATTAGAGCAATATCTAACGGTAGACAAGGCTTATACGGCACTACGTACAAAAATATTACCACCGATGACATTAATAGATTCATGGGTTCCCACTTGGAGGAAAAATATGCTGCAAAAGAAAAGCTCCTTGAAAAACTAAAATTTGATAATAAGGAAACCTTGGATTTTGTGGATTATGAGGCGTACAAAAAGAGATTCGAACAATCAAAATTAGAAACCGAAAATAAACCGAAAGACGATGCCGACTTCAACAACTTCAAAACGAAGTATCTGAAAGATCGGGCTATTGCTGAGAAGAAAACGAAAACTGTCAAAAAAGCTGAAAAATAATCCAAAAAAAGTCATGGAACTTATTAAACACATTTTAATTGGCAGGAATCTGCTGTTAAAGATTGATCAAATTGTGTCTGCAAATTTATCTGCAACCGATAAAGATGGCAAAGATTGTATCAAAATTAAATTAATTGATCGTACTGAATGGACGGTTTGGTCACGCCTAGATATGTCAAGACAATTATTAATATCAATACCAAAGATTAATGATCAATTTGAGCTACTTGAGAATATAAAAGTTTGTGTTTATGAAAAAGCATAAAATCAAAAAAGGCGACCCAATTTTGAGGCTTGGTGATCTGGTTGAAAAACGAGACTATATGGTCGATGGCTATCTTGGTTCAAGCATTGTCACCTATCACAAGGCGGCAAATTCGATCTTTCAAAAGTGGATTGATAATAAAAAACTGTTCAAAATATGTTAACAATATTACTAGCGATATCCGTGGTAATTAATGCAATACAGCTTATTTATATCATTATTCAAGACGGTTTGCGAACCGGGGCTATCTTCAAGGAAAGGCTGTGGAAAAGACTGTATGAAGAACAAGAAAAATCAGCCCAGGAATGGGAGGATAAATACTGGAAGGAAGCAAAGATTGATTATCAATTAACTAAAAAGGACCATGAAAAAGGAATTCATTGATTATTTATACGAATTGAGAGGTGATATACAGAAAGAAATTGACAGGCTTGTTGAAGCTAGTAAAAATCAAGATGAGAAATGTAGAGGTTGCGGAAGTCCAGTGGAGGCCGAACTTAGTACACGTAGGAGTCAGATTTCTAGCCTAAATTGGACCGTAAATGGTATTTTGAAAATTGAAGTATCAGCGTTAAAAAAAATGGTTGAAAAGGCCAGAACGATTGAAAAAGAATACAACTGGAAAAAGGCCGCATTGTCTGACAGTAACGACCAGTTAAAAAAGGCTTTTGAGACCATTGAAACACTTAAAATTGACAATGAGGCTAAATCCTTGGTTATCGTTGATTTTGGTTTGGACCTACAAAGGCTGGATGATCACTTGAATCTTCGAATCACAAGGCTTGAAAACCAGATATATCAACCGGAAATATTGAATAGTAATACCGAGGTGATTCAATTAAAGGTTTATCAGGAAATTAAAAAATTAATGGAATAACTATGGGTCAGAAACTAAGCAAAAAAGATAAACTTGAATTAATAGCCGATAAATTGTTGAATGAGGTTTTCAGCAAAGATGAACTCAGATTTGGTGACAAAGATGGTTGGTGTGTCAAGATCCATGAGATAGCAAAACACTGGCAAATCATCGAAGTCGACAATCAGCTAGATACTGAAGCGTTGAAAGATGCAAAAAAGGCGCTGGAATTGGGTCTTCAGGACATTGATATTATCGAAAAACACTTATCACAGGAAGTTAAATTAACAACTGATCTACATGCCGAGAATGCAAAGCTAAAAGAGGCTTTATTTAAATTCATTCCCGTAACGTTTCATGGTGAAAAAAAGGCATTTGAAGACTCAGATTTTACAGATGCCTTTAAAAACATGGTTATTCAAGCATATTTAATGGATTCGGGCAAGTAATTATGGAAGAAATAGATCCCGAAATTCGGCACATTTTCGAATCAGGACCAAATGAAATTCGAATTCAAAAAATGCTTGATAGAAAACTCGAAGCTTATAAAGAGGAGCTAATCAATAAGCCTCAGTTTGGAGATTTTATTAAAGCTGTGAAATGTGAAATGGCACACCACGAACAAAGATATGGAGACGAATCCCAAACTATTCCTCATCATCATCAAATGGTTTTATCAATGATCGTTGGCAAGCTGGCAAAAGCAATATGGGATACAGATAAAGAGAAGTTTGAGCACCACTTAATAACCATTGCGGCTGTTGCCGGAACCGCTCATAAATATTTTAATCAACCAAAGGGAGCAAGCCATAATTGGTTTATTGAAGGTAAGAATACAAATAATTAACCGGATTTCTTCATTATATTTGACACATGGCCAACGAAGTTGAACTGATTAATGGAGTAACAAAACGGGAGTTTATAGGCACTTTTGTCTATTTCTTTCCCACTGCTACGATCAATGTTAGTGTTGCCGAACAGGCCTATGTAATTACCCAAATCAATGATTTTGCAAATCCAATATCGGCCCTATTTTCTGATGTTACCGACAAATTTGGACAAACCGAGGTAGTTGGCTATATTGATGAATTAGCAAGAAGAGGCTTTTTTTTTGACTCTGAAGCGAATATATTTATAGCTGAAACCGAAGAGGATAAGAAGTTTGCGGCCGGCGAAGGTGTAGTAAAAACAAGCTTCGAATCTATCTTAACGACAGAAGCGAAAAGCCAAACGCTTTTATTGAGACAAATATTATTTTATATAAAATCAATAGCCGAATAAAATGGAAGTAGTAATTCATGATGGTACCGGAGATGGAAAATCAGCAAGGGTAGACGCTAATAAACGAATATCAGCCTTAGCTGTTAGTCAAGCATTGTCACAAGCAGCAGCGCAAGAAGGTGATACGTATAATTTAAATACGGGCACCATCTCATTGACGACGGCTCTCAAATCCGCTGTTGCTTATTTCGAAAATCAATCAACAAAAATACTAGTCATACCAACCATCGGGTTTTTGCTTGGCAATTCCACAGGGGGAGCTGGAGATTTGAATTTAGAAGTTATTCTAAACCCAAGATCTGGTACAATTGTTACAAACGCCGTTCCCGTTGACATATTCAAAAATAAAAATGCTGGATCGAGTAAAACATTTACAATACTTGAATTGAAAAGATTCAAGGGCGTCGAGGGTGATACCATAACAGATGGCACGCCGTGGTTTGCCACTTTATTGCCAGGAGCCGCAAGATTACATACAATAAATACAGGAGATATTGTCTTACCTCCGGGGGGAAGTCTCGGCATAAACATAACTCCACAAGCAGCCAATACGGCAATGGACCTTCAGATATTCATGTCAATTGTTGACATTTCAGATGTCATTCTGTAATGGGACTTTGGGTAAAATTCAAAGACGGCTGGGGCAGTGGTAAAAAAGGCCGCATAAATACTGAAGGGGCACTTCATGTCATACAACATCCTCACCCACCGGAACAATTTGACGTCAGATATCCAGCGCCATTAACTGTTTTTTTTACCAACAACGGGTCCAGTGACATGATAGTCGCGGGGTCATTGGCCAATCCAATAGATTTTTGTGTCAATGCAATCGAACAAGGCGATATTTATATAAAATCGATAACCATCAGAATTAGCGATAATAATATGAATCTCGATGATTTCGGGGGATTTGCACCGCTAACAAATGGAATAGATTTGTTGTTTAAAGACCAAGCCTTGGGTGAAAGGAATATTATTTCGGCTATAAAAACCAACATAGATTTTTTCCGATCAGCAACAGGAGGCAAGGGCTTTGGGTCTGGATCAGGGTCATGGAAAGCTGATGTTAGCGGTGCCGGTGCGGATAGTTATTTTCCGGAAATTGATATAACCCAAAGATTTGGCGCCCAATTTGGCTTTAGGTTGCAGAAAGATACTACTGATTTGCTGTGTTTTCGAATACAAGATCCTCTGGCTGGATTAGACGTCTTCAATATTTTAGCGCATGGCTTTATAATGATATGAAAATTGAATCTGGAAATACTGAATATTTTTTAATTGATAACGTCCCTTATCAGCGAGGAAATTATGAGATTAAAGCAAATTCAACCAGGTTTGGATTAAGGCGTCCAAATGGTGAATTCCTTCTAATTGAGCCATATACCGAATTTACCGACAATGCAGACGGAAGCTTTGCCAATGTGCAAGCCGTGGTAGATTACGTTAAAACATTTATATTTTTATAAAATGAGCGGAAAAGTATCAAGAAGATTACGGAAATTGGTGAAGGACAATGTTAAAGCATTCATGCCTACCTATGAGATTATTAAGAAAAGGCACATTGGACGCCGAGGAAAGAAGGGCCTATGGTATCGAACCTGCATCATCGAAGCTCCGGCCCGAGTATATTATCACTACCTGAAAACCCAATATAAAAAGCGTCTTTCTCTCGGAATTTAAGATTTCTTAATCATGCCTGCAGGACGACCATCAAAGCACGAAGGTAGGAAAACTAACAAATTAGTTTATAGGCTTTCCTTGCTCGGGTTGACCGATAAGGAGATGGCGGGAGTGCTTGAAATTGACGTGTCCACCCTTCAAGATTGGAAGAAAGATCATCCTCAATTTACCGACGCCATAAAAAAAGGCAAAGATAATGCCGACTCAAATGTTGTTAAATCACTATATAAACGAGCTAATGGATACGACTATACGGAAACTAAGATTGAGAAGGGCACAAATAGTAAGGGGACGGTCAACAGTATCACGACAACACGAAAACACGTTCCTCCTGATGTTGGTGCTATTGCTTTTTGGCTGAAAAATCGAAGAGGTAAAAAATGGAATGACCGAATCCCCGATGACAATGGAGGTGACGATAAGCCGATTTTAGAGAATGGCGAGGAGCTTCCTAAAGATGAGGAGCAACCATCGAGGGAACCGGAGCCCCCTACATAGGGATTGGAGGAGATAGTTGTGGAGGAAATTCAGTACGGGTAAGATCAGATCCAAAAGTTTTTCATAATGGACCATAGTATTTGAATGAATCTAATTACTAATCATCACTAATTTGTACTAAAATAGTAATCAAAATGAAACAAAAGCCACCTGAACCGCCTTTACATAGAGTTATCCTTCAAGGCGTGGGCCACATTCGCACTTGCCCCAATTGTCATAGCTCAATGCCCAGAAGTGGTTTTCTGCGCTTGTTTGGGAAAAGATATTGTCTTAATGATAAATGCCCGAATACTCAACCAGCCATCCCAATTCCACGACAAATACCGGCAGCACCGCCATTAAGACATATTAATTCCGCACCCGATTAACCAATGCCCTCTCGCCGCATAACAACGACCTCCAATTTTGACTTCATTCAACGCAATTTTATCCAAGCAAAAAAGGAACTTCAAGAGGAGATTAGAACCGGTATTGTTAATCGGGAGAGGTTAAAAGGCGTTGGTTTGGAGGGGGCTTCTCGAACTGGCAAAACTTGGGATATCTCTAATTTTATTTGTCATTACGTTACCTCATATCGTGGCAAGAAAATCACAGTCGCCAGGGATCATCATAGCACACTCAAAAAAACTTTCTATAAAACCTTTAGGGCCGTCTGGAAAGCGTTCAATTTGGATGGTAGACACTTCAATAAGACCGCAACCCCAATTTACTACAATGATAACGTCATCGAATTCGTGGGAGTCAATGACGACATAGAGGCAGCGATGGGACTTGAGTCTGAATTGCTGATCATAAACGAGGGGATGGGGGTACCTAAAGACATCTTCGATCACTTGGAGCAACGTACCACTGAGTTTTTCATTGTTGATTACAACCCAAAAGCTATTGAAAGCTACTTATTCGATCTCGAAAAAAGACCCGACTATGCCTTACATCATACTACAATATTCGATAATAAATATGCCCCCGTTAACGCCGTTCAAAAGATACTTAGTTATGCACATCAACAATGTGATGATCATGTAATTGCTAAAAAAGCAGGGTATTCAAAACAGAATTGGGATAAACTTAAGGCCAGAAATCACGTATTAGGAACCGCTGATAAATTCAAATGGGAGGTATATGGATTGGGAATGCGGTCGGTATCCGAAGATGTCATATTCCCAGACTGGGAGCTTTATACCGAGGAGCCAAAGGGTTATGATTGGTCTGGATACGGTGGAGATTTTGGATTCAAAACCGATCCAACTACACTGATAAAAGTTACCAGGGATGGAAAAAATCTTTATCTCAAGGAGTGCATTTGGGAAACCGGATTACTTAACAACGAAATTGCTGATAAGGTAATTGCAAATGGATGGGACGATGAGCGTAGCGTATGGGACCGTAGCGAGGAGAAAAGCATCAATGAGCTTCGGGGTTACAGTGTACCCGCAGATTGGGCAGAGAAGCCCCCAAACTCGGTAGCCTATGGAATTCAGCGCCTACATCAATTTAAAATTTTTATCCACTATCTTTCTGTTAATTTGCAGGATGAATTCAGAAAATACAGATGGGCAAAAGATCGACAGGGTAATTTTAAGCGAAATACATTTGGTAAAAAGGTTCCCATAGACAAGTATAATCATGGAATTGACGCGGTGCGCTATAAACTTACCTACCATTTTGATATATTAGGCCAAGAAGATGACAATTAAAGATCGACTCCAGGGAGAATTTAGATATATTATGGATTTTATCGGTGTAAAAACACTGAATCCATTTAGCACCAAGAGCAACAATAATACTATAGCCTCCTTAACAGACCCCAGGTTTGATTTTTTTTCACTTCTTGGAAGCGATTTCACATTCGGAAACAAGAGCCGCGATTTTTTAATTGTGGCCTACGGTCTCAATCCTTATGTTTTCATGGTCATCGACCGAATAGCTCAAAAAACGATCCAGCTGGACAAAGTCCTTGTCGCCCGCAGTGATGACGAAAACCTGATATTTAATGATGATCTTGAAGATAGATTGAGTCGTCCAAATTCGAGAGAGGACCTTGGTGAGTTCTTATACAGGGTTTATGCTACATTCTTAGCTGCCGGTGAATGTTTTATAATAAAGGTCCCTGGAAAAGACATTGTGACCGGGAAAGAGTTCATTGAATACCGTTGCCCAATCAATTATAATGTTAGGATCAATGAGAAAAGGGGGGGTGAGGTAATCAGTTATACGGTCACGATGTCTAACATCACACGTACATTTCTCCCTTTCGAGGTTCTACATATTAAAAAACCGGATATCACTATTGACGATGAGCACGGTTTTTCAGCACTCAGGGCCGGTCGAAAGGTGTATGAAAGCAATAATGAAGTTTGGGCGAGTGAAGCATCACTTCACAAAAACAAGGGTGTGTCCGGTGTTTTATTTGCTAAAGGAAATCGAGCCCTGGATCCCAAAGAAAAGAAAGAATTACAAGATCAATATGATAGAGAATCTACAGGAATAAATAATTTTGGCAAGATTAAGGTGTCCAGTACCGAATTGGGTTATAGATCAATGGGCATGAATCCCACTGACCTAAAATCTATTGAAACCAGAATAGCACATTTGAGAACTATTTGTTCATTGTATAATGTGGACTCCAAATTATTTAATGATCCGGGATCAACAACCTTCAACAATGTTAAAGAGGCAAGTAAGGCAATGACGTTAAATGCAGTGCTTCCACTAGCTGATAAAATCAATCCAAAGCTAATTACCTTTATCGGATTAGATTTCAATGAATTTGACATTACTTGGAAGATAGATAAAACCACAATTTTAGAATTAACGGAGCCCAATATCATATTATCAACCAAAATACAAGGGGAAGTAAACACAGGAATATTAACTGCTAGTCAGGCGACAGACATATTATACCCCGAACTAGTTCAAGAAGAGCCAACCACGCTAGCCGCAGGCGATTCATTAGCAGGAAATACCGAGGCAGAAAATCAAAATGCTCAAGCTCAAGCCAATTTACGAGGATCAGTTGGAGGTGTTCAAGGAATATTGGGCATACAATCGTCTGTGATTGATGGAACCACATCAAGGAGTTCAGCCATTACGATGCTAACTGAGATATATGGCTT